CGCGAGCGGCTTCACGCGCCAGGCTTGTCGTGAGGCTGCTGAGTCGCGTCTTCTGCGCAGTCGCCTCCTTGGCCGGATCCACGTGCTCATCGCCGGGCCAGAACCACTCGTGTGGAATGGAGATGTCCGCATCGGGCAGCGGCAGGTAGCCGGGGATCCGCGAGGCCTCCTCGAGCCACTGCTCGAAGAGCCAGTCGAGGACTTCCAGCTCCAGCTCCTGGCGATCGACGCCGAGGGACTTGTAATAGACCTTGTGATCGAGCCGGCCGGAGGCGTAGTTGTAACCCGAGCTGTTGCCGGCGGCGACGTTGTACGGCATGTTCAGGCAGCGGGCGATCTCGTTGATGATCTCCCGCTTGAAGTCGCCGTAGGTCGTCGTCGGCTGCTCGGACTTGAAGCCGGAGGCATCGTGCCCATCCGGCAGCACCATGAGGGCGCGGCGCACGATCTCGACGAGGTCGCCGGCCATCAGGCCGACCGCATCATCCTCCTCGTCCGGAGGCAGGTTGCTCGTGATGACGCCGGCGATGTCGGCCGCCGTCTCGGCGGCGGCGATGGTCGCCAGCGTGTAGCGGCGAAGCTGCGCATAGAGCGGCAAGGCCGGCGTGATTTCCGGCACGCCCCGCGTCTGCGCCGGGCGCTCCGGCCGGAACAGGTGCACGACGTGCTCGGCATCAATGGTGTCGTAATCCAGCGGCGAATTCGTGAGGTAACTCAGCGTCTCGCCCGGGTGCTGCTTGAGCACGTGGTAGGCCAGCGGGTTGCCGTAGTCATCGAAGACGATGCCATCGGTGACCTGCTTCGGATCGAAGCCGAGCGTGGGCGTGGCCACCTGGTCGGCCTCGACCAGCCGCAGATCGAGCTTCACAGGATGCTTCAGATGCGGGTTCGTGATGCGGAAGCCGAAGACCTCGCCGTCGCGGGCGCGGGTCATGCGCATCGTCCGCAGCTTCTGGGCGAGGCGGATCCGGCGCATCCAGAGCGTGCACTTCCGCTCGATCTCGTTGGCGGCTTCGCGGTTCGGGTGGAGGAGCTGGAGCGTCGGGCCGACGCCGACCACGTCGTTGGCGAGCGTGAGCAGCATGCCCTTGCAGTAGCTGTTGTTCGCCTCCTCGTACCGGGCGCGGAAGCGGAGCACGGCCCGGACGGCGGGATTGTGCGCGGCGTTGGCGCTGAGGGCATCGGCGGCGGCCCAGTGGCTGCTGTTTTCGCTCGTCGTCTGCGCGGCGTCGTAGCTGGCCCGCAGCCGCCGGCTGCCATCGGTCATCTCGCCGATCGTGTATGGGAGTCGCTCGCGCCTGCGGGCGGATGCCTCGACGGCCGTCGCCTCGGCCGTTTCTGTGGCGATTCCACTTCCGGCGGCGGGGGCGGGGGCGGTCTTGCTTCCGGGGGCGGCGGTCATGCGGCGCCTCCCGGCTTGATGCGGAAGAAGCGGATGGGGAGCCGCCGGTTGTGCTTGGCGCTCAGCCCGCGGAGGTACTTGTCCGCGGCGATCTGGTCCGGCAGCGGGTGCGCGGTGACGGTGGTCCCATCGACCGTGACCGACTTGTCGCCGGCCGCCGACTGCTCGATCGCCTCGCTGAGCGGTGTGTCCTCGGCCATCTCGCGCATCCGTGCATGTACCCGTCGCGAGATGAGCTCCCGTGCGCAGAGGGCAGTCTGGGGCCCCGGAAGGCCCGAATCAAGCGCAAAGCCCCCGGAAGGTGCAGATCATTACGCATGTGTAACGCGGCGGCCCTCGCGGACCGAAAAAGCCCGATCGATCAGACCTCCTCATGCTCCTCGTGCAGGGCGTGGAATTCGATCATCGCGTCCTCGAACAGGCCGGGCGCGACGGCGAAATTCCTGCGCCAGCGCGTCGCCACGCATCCGCGTTCCTTGAGGAAGGCCAGCGCGACGGCCATCTGGCTGCTCGACAGGTCCGTGATCTCGACCAGCTCCCCGAGCGTGAAGGTGCGCCCATCATCGTTCAGCTCGTCGATTACGTGCGCGACCTCCTCGAACGATGCCCGAGGGCAGCGATGCTCGTATGGCTCGCCACGGGCCGGGACCACCGAGCGAACCAGATGATCATCGGCAACGGTGAACGTCTCGATGCGATCACTCCTACGGTTCATCGATTTGCCTCCTGTGTTGATGGAAAGCCCCGCGCCAGCGTTGGCCGGTGCGGGGTGAGGGTCATGCTGCTTGCGCGGCGTTGAAGGCGAAGCGGCCGCGGTCGATCTTTCGGAAGCGGGCCTGCTCGCCCTTCTTGGCGATCTCGCGGATGATGGCGCTATAGAGCGTGGCGTGCGGCGTCTTGCCGGTCGTCGTCCACCGGCCCGTCTCGATCGCCAGCTCGACGATCCGCTTGCAGGACATCGCGTTCTTCGATTTGGCGAGGATCTCGGCCGCGGCATTGAGGACGCTGATCCGCTTCGGCTCGGCTTCGGCGGCCGCCTTCTTGGCCTGCTCCTTCGCCGCATGGGCTTGGGGAGCATCCATCGCCTCCCCGACGTCCTGGGCCGTCGCCTTCTCGCGATGGTTGATGAGGACGCTGCAGTCCTTCGATTCCTCGCTTACGGCGATCACGACCTGCCCGCCGCCGCCGGCGATCTGGTTCGCTTTGCGCCGCGCGTTGCTGATGGTGGAGTAGGTGTGCACGTGCTTGATGGTTCCGGGCAGGCGCTTCGCCTGGGCCTCGGTCATCTCGAACCACGGCTGCTTGACAGTCGTCTTGGGCTTGTTCTTCTTCGACATCGGTGTTCTCCTTGAAAAGGGTCGGTTGATGTGGACGATCACGATCTGCGCCGGCCGCGGTCAATCCGCCAGGCGAGCGATCAGATCGAGGTAGTCGTGAATCATGCTGTTCGTGCCGCGGGCGCCATCGAGCGTTTCCTGCAGCCACTCGGCCATGGACGATTGGGCCGCCTGGTCGTCGGCCGCGGCCCGATGGAGGTCGTCCAGCTCGGGGCTGTGCAGCTCCGCCTCGATGAGGCCTTCCGGCAACCGGCTGAGCCGAGCGGTGTGGGCCGGGTCCTGGCCCTCGACATCGATCCGGGTGATTCGCATGGCGTTTCTCCTTGGCATTTGGATGGGTTTTATTCGGGTAGGCACATGCAGACAGCTACCTCGACCGGGGCGGGAAGCAAGGCCAGAAGTGCAGGAATTCCAATGATTTATGGGAATCCCGCACGTCGGCGGCAACAGGCCGCCCTGGCGGCGGAACGCCGCCCTGGGCCCCGGGCCCCGGGGTTGGCCCGGACGCCCGGCTCGGGCCCCCGAGGCCCCGAGCGGGCCCGCACGGCCGCCCTGGCGGCCAACGTCGCCCTGCCCCCGAATCACCCGCCGGGGGCCGGGTCGCTGCCCGAGGGTCGCTCCCAAGTGAGCAGCTCGGCGCCGCAGTTCCGGCACATCCGCTTGCGGAAAATCCCTCGGCCCCGCGGCCGCGTGTAGAGCACGTAGAAGTGCCGGCAGCCGCAGCGGCGGCACTCGATGCGCTGCTCGTCGGCATCGGAGTTGTCGTCCTTCGGCTGTTCGACTTCGGGGTCGTTCATGAGATCCCTCCTCGGCCGGGGGCGAGGCGAATCCGCTTGCGCTTCTTGCCCGTTCGGGCCTGGTGCCCGAGGGCTGTGATGCCCTCGATCGACGCGGCGACGGCGGCGCCGACCGCGCAATCCCACAGGTGGTTGTCCCGTCCGGGGCTGAGCTTCCATTCGTCTACCCGCCGGCCGCGGCCCTCGGTGGCCACGGGATATTCGGCCGTGAGATGCTCGATGAGCATGCGGTGCTCCGCCGGCGAGCCCTTGCAGATGGAGAGACTGCCCTGGTCGCCGTGGGCCGCGCGCAGACGATCGGCGATGAAGCTCTTCCACCAGTTGGCATCGAAGATCATGTGGCGCGAAGCGCGCCGCCCGCTGCCGACAGGGATGCGCCATTGTTGTCCCACGCGATCCCCGGGCTTCTTGTCGTACTCGTTGAGCGGCTTCTGGCTTGCCCCGATGCCGCGCCCGTGGCTGGGCAGCAGCAGCGCGCGCCGGTCGCTCTCGCGGCAGAACTGATAGACGATGTCCGTGGACCGGCCCCAGTTCGCATCGATGATGATCCGCGTGATCGCCAACTCCGTGGCCCCCTCGTTGCGCCAGGGGCGGCTGCACAGCTCCTCCGTGAGCTGCTGCAGCCCATTGTAGATCTTCCCTTCGAAGCCCGCCCCCGGAAATGCCCGGCCGAGCGTGCGGCGCGCATCGCGGTTCGTGAAATACCTCCGGCCCTGATCAGGCCATGCGCCGTAGTCCACGATGGCGCCGGTGAAGTTGTCGCCGAAGGCGCAGACGATCCACCAGAGCACCTTCTCCTGCACATCGATGAACGCGACGAGCTGGTGGCAGGCCTGCGGGATCACGCCGCGCGCCACGCCGGCGATCTTCCCGGCCAGCGCATCATCATCGAGACGGTCCGCAGCGGCCGGATTCAGATCCAGCGGGTCGTTCTGGTACTCGGCAAAGAACGTCGCCTCATCGCGCAGGCGCAGGTTCCACGCATGCTGGATGGCCGACAGTTCCGTCGGATGGAAGCGCTCCGGCCAGGCGACCTCGGCGCCCTCATCCATCGCCTTGCGATGCTTGCGGTAGAAGGCCGTGGCCGCCTTGCCGCCGTCCTCGTTGAGCAGGCCGTCGGCGCGGACCTGGGCGTACTGCTCCCAGAGCGTCTCGTTCGTGGGCCAGCGATAGACCATCTTGCACCGCTCGCTGTTCCAGTCCGGGTGCTTCGTCCGGTCCAGGATCCGGTCGGCCATGTCGTCCTGGACGATGACGGTGACCGTGAGCAGCCCGGCGATGCGCTTGCCCGGGCCGGCCAGGCCGAGGATCGCGCCGGCCAGGATCCGCTCGCGCTGCTCGTTCTGCGTCACCGACTTGGCCGTCTCATCGGTTTGCGGATCGTCCACGAGCACCAGGTCCGGCCGCACGCTCTCCCCGTCGGGCCGGACGTACTTCATGCCGCGGATCCGGCCGGTGAGACCGGCCACGCGGATGATGCCCCCGGAAGCGACGCTGCCGGGGATCGACGGCAGGATGACCTGGTCGGCGCGCCAACTGATGCGCGTGCGCTTCCCCTCGTAGAGCTGGCCCTTCGCCCGCTGCGTGATGCCATCGAGGCGCTGGATCGGGTAACAGATCTCGGGGAAGTCGGCCGCGAGCCGCTCGTTGAGCTCCAGCTCCGTCTTGATGCTGTCGAGCATCTCCACCGCCAGGCCCTTGTCGGCACCGATGAGGGCGACGAAGTTGCAGTGCCCGTAGCCTTCGGCCCACAGGCACGCGATCTCACACAGCGACGTCTTGCCGGTGCCGCGCGCCATGGCCATCGCAAAGAGATCACCCTCGAGGACGGCCCGTTCGATCTTGGCGATGACGCGCAGGTGATCGTTCGACCATGGCAGGTAGAAGCGCTGCGGGAAGTACTCCTCGCAGAAGGCACGGAAGTTCCGCTCGCAGCGGGCCCGGCGCTCGGGATTCTCGATCGCCGGCAGCGGGGCGATGTCGCGCCCGGACTTGGACTGCTCGGCCTGCCGCGCCCGCGTGCGCTCCCGATGCGCCTCATAGCCCCCGGCCCCGCCCGCGGGAGTTCCTGCTCCCGAGGAAGACGGGCCGCTGATGTGACGTTCTGCGGCGAGCCAGCCGGCGTAGCGGAGGGGGTCGATCGACTTGCCCTCGGATCCGGGGGCCGCGATGCGGTGGCCGGCGGCGAGGCGGTCGCTGTAGATGCGCCGCTCGCTCACCACGGTGCCGAGCGGTGTGCCGTTGAGGAGCTGGAGCAGCTCGGCAGGCTTGAGCTTGCGCGGGTCGCGCGGCATTTCGGGTCCGACAAGCTGG